GCCAAGTGGTTAGGGTTGCAAAAGAACTGAGTCTCCAACTTGACGAGATCAAGGGCGACAAACACTTCAGAGCTGGGCATGGTGGAAACACGGGCATTATACCATTGGTCTTGGGTTTGAAACTCCAGGCAAGAAGTGTGCTGAAGGAAAAAGTCATAACCCGGGAAACTAGGGCCGACCAGCGAGGTGACAGCGGTCACCGCTACAAACCGGCACTTGTTCAGTGGGAAAGAACAGTTTTGAATAGCACCACTCTGCCTATCGTACCTAACATAGGAGCGGTACTCGAGATCGGTACGCTCCGAAATGTGTAGGTAAGAATAAGACCCTTTGGCCAGCTGCCCGCGATAAGCGTTGCGGGAATTTGCCAGTGTACCCAGATTCTGTAAACCAACCAGCTCGTTCCAGGAGGAGCCCTCATCAAAGGAGGCTGCCTGGAGAGTACCTTCGCGGTACATGGGAGCGGCGCAGTTTTGCAATAGCAATGAGGCGCTGTTTACCCTTGCCATTGAAAAGTCTGACAGGTGCGTCGAAGCACCCGGAATCGAGTAGTGGCTAAACACGTCGGAGGCACTAGTGTTGCCAATTGTTACACCTAGTGCCTGACTCGCGGATGGGGTGGTTCCAGTGAGGTATTCAATTCGCACGTACGCACCATGTGTGGGGTCACAAGCCGTGACGGTGACGTCAAGCGTGAACGACACTTTTCCCGTGGCAAGAAAGGATGTAGTGATCAACAGTACGTCCCTGCCGCCATAGTAAGAGTAAACGCTCAGCGAGTCGCCAGTATTGGCCGTGTTCTGGGAGGCTATGAGAGTTGCACCGTAGTCTAGCCATGCGTAGCCCTCGATCCCTGACTCTGTATCCATCCCGCAGAATAGGACAGTGCCATGGACCGTGGCCCCAGATACCCACGAATAGTACAGTGGGGTGATCCTGAAAATATCAGTTGCCTTTTGTGGGATGGTTGCCGATCCATAGCCATTTGGAGAAGTGACGGAACCGCTGAAACTGGCCATGTATTTGTATGCCGCTTGGTTCGGGTTGAAGCAAACCATTGAGCGCAAGGGATCCCGAAAATAAAACGAGTGGAAAAGTCCAGTCGTTGTGTGTATACCGGCGGTATCATAAGAGCCGACGATTGTAGGCAACGTGAAGCTGATTTGGTTGTGCAGGGTCACCACTGAACTGGGGGATCCATCGTAGGGAGAAGCGAGCCGGATAGCCGGCGAACCAGAAGGGTTCATCAGGAAATATGCCAACTCACGGGCGGAGGCATGTGTGTCTGATTTTCGCTTGCCTAGATTTATCCTACCCATTGCCTTAGCCACAGTTGCCACCCGTTTGGTGAACTGCTTCTTTGGCTTAGGCGGGTGCTGTTTCTTGCCATTCTTCTTATTCGTCATGTTCCTGCTCTATTGAAAGGAAGGATTCAACAAAGTCGAGGAGAAATGTCGAGCAATAATACGCAAAGCAAGTAAATAAAGCGTAGATGCAACGGGTGAGTCGGCCCAGAGGTCTAGCTTTTAGTACGCGTTCAGGAAGGGGGTGTAGTGGTAGTAAAGAAATGCGTTCAAAAGCAGGCATACACGTGAGAAGAGCCAGACAGTGTAACACGTAGACTATGAAAGCACTGTCTTTTAAAAAGCCCATCAAAAATAGCACTTAAAAGCGCTGGTCAGAGACCTTTTGAGTGTAACCCTTTTCTACCGGCGCAGTGTTTTAAAATGGGGGCGACCGGCGTCGTCAGTTTCGTTTTCACGGCTCGGGTGACCAAGCCGCGGCTGAAACCCCAAAACTGGAGAGCGAAAGAAACAGTTCAGCAATCCAGAAAAAGCACAGAACATAAACAACATAGCGCGGGTGATGGGGCCAGGGGTAAACCGTTGATTTGGCAGGAATGCACCTTTTTGTTTCATCCCCGACAGGGAACTCCAAGCAGGGCTGCCCACGTTAGAAAGTGAGCCAGCATCCTTTTCCGGAGGGTACACGCAGGGCCATTTCTAAAGTTTACCCCAAACCCACTGTCACTCGCAATTATATAACCGTGTCGTGGATGTGGCCCTGGGAAAGATGTCAAAGACGGCGGGCCAATTGTTTCAACCACAACGGTACTATAAACACTCAACAGCATGAGGGTCCCACATGAAATCAGTGAAGGGACTGGCATTTTGCACCGTTCCATAGTATGAGTACCAACCTGCGTGTGCCATCTGTATACCTCAAGGCAGTGGGTCCATTCCACTGGCAGTGAGTTAAAGATCGGCACATCAAACGCCTGTTGGCACTACTAGTGAACGACGCCCCTAGCAGAAGGGGGGCCAGCTCCAGGACTGGGAGCAATAGGGATTGGACTCATGCTGAAGCGACCGCGCGGATGAACACGCGACGGTCGGGAGCCATAGTGACATGACCTTGGGGGTCACGAGAAAAAT